GTTGCTTCAGAGGTTGATGAAACAGTAACCAAGCCTGTTGCAGAAATTGCAAGAGCATCTGTATCGCCAGCAGAGCCAATATTACCACCATTAGGAATAACTATATTTGTTCCAAATGTTGCTTCACTGCCTGTAAGCGTTAACTCATCAGTTCCGTTAACATTTAGTGTAATTCCCGTATCAGCTTGAGCATTTAAATAACCATCAGCATCTGAGCTAATATGAATTGCAGAATCTCTAAACTGTAGTTGAGTTGCTGCACCATGACCAATACGAACATTAGCACCAGCAATTTGTAGTACATTGTCTCCATTTTCATCGTATTCTATTGTTGCATCTTGATCACTACCAAATTTAATCATTTTGTCGTCATCAATATAAACGTCACCGTATCCTTTAGATGCAGAACCTAAGTCAGTTGAACCTGCTGTATTTGGTATTAAGTTATAGCTAGCGCCGATTGTTAATGTATCTGATGCGTTTGTAGCTAGGCCTGTGATACCCCCGCCTGATGTTGCTAAGTCTGTATAAGATATTGATGAAGCAGTATCACCAAAACCCACTTCAAAAACATTATTTGCTGTATCAGATTTAAGAATTGCAATTTTTGTTTTTGCTATAACTGCTGAATCATCATCTGAGTTTGTTGTAAATGCTGTATTAACAATTCCAGCAACAGCAGTTGTAGGTGTATTTGAAGAAGCATCTTTAATAGTAACTGTTGTTGTACCACCACTATGTGAAGAAGAATGAACCTCATAAAGTCCATTATTTGAAACATCTTCAGCGTTTCTAATAATAAATATTTTATTTTGTGATAATTCAGCAGTAGCATTTCCTTCAATTTGAACTGTTGTTGTAGAATTAAAATTAATGTTTATTGAACTTCCATCATAAACAGTACTTGATGGATCAACATTAACAACGATACCTCCATCAAGTGCAGCGTTTGTTGTATAATTGCTATTAAGCATTACAAATCTATCAGCTAGAGCAACTTCTGAGTTTAGAGTTGTTGTTGTTCCTGAAACTGTTAAATTGCCTGTAATTGATGCGTTTCCTGAAACTGTTAAGTTGTCGTCAATTGCAACTGTTCCTCCAGCAGAATCTAATGTTAAATTGCCAGAAGATGTATCAATTTCGTTATCACCTGTTACTCCAACTTTAATATTTCCTGCTGTTGCACCTGCAAATGTTGGGCTATCACTTGTTCCTACACCAAGAGTAACTCTTTGTGCAGCAGCATCTGCATCGTCTAATAAAGCTTTACCTGCAGCTGTTAAGTCATAAGTTGCTGCTGTTCCAGAACCAGTAAACTGAATTCCTTTATTAGCTGCTGATGTCAAACCAGCGAGAGCTGCTAATTCAGCATCGTAAGCTTGAACGTTAGTTCCAATAGCAAGTCCTAGTGTAGTTCTTTGTGCAGCAGCATCTGCATCGTCAAGAATTGCTCTACCTGCAGCAGTTAAACTAGTTACTGCATACGTATCTGAGCCTGTTGTATAGATCATTTTGTCTGCATCAGTAGTAAGTCCTGCAATACTGGAAAGTCCTGCATCGCTAGCTTGTGCACCAATATCACTCAAAACTTGAGCTGCAGTTCTACCTTCAATACTTGTACCATCAACTCTTAAGAAGTCATCATCTGCAACATTAGAGTTAGCTTGTAAAACATTAGTATTTGAAATACCTACAGCAAGAGTTGATACATTTCCTAAACCTAAAGAAGTTCTTTGTGCAGCAGCATCTGCATCATCTAATAATGCCTTTCCTGCAGCTGTTAAGTCATAAGTTGCTGCTGTTCCAGAACCAGTAAATTGAATTCCTTTGTTGGCTGCAGAAGTTAAACCAGCGAGAGCTGCTAATTCAGCATCATATGCCTGAACGTTAGTTCCAATAGCAAGTCCTAGTGTAGTTCTTTGAGCTGCTGCATCTACATCATCTAGTAATGCTCTACCTGCAGCCGTACATGCTATTTCTTCTACGATTCCAGCATTTGCAGATGATCTACCTAATATCTTGTCTGTAGCTGATACATTTTGAATTTTTGCATAAGTAATAGCATCTGCTGCAACTGTCAAAGCTCCGCCAGCTGCGATTGATGCATCACCACTTACATTTCCAAAAATTGCATCTTCAAGATTTGAGAATGCAATTTTCTTTTCTGTACCATTAACAGATAAAACAAAGTTGTCTTGAGTTTGATTAATAGTAGAACTACCATGAGCGTTATATCCATCAATATTTAAACCGCCGCCAGCAACCTGAGCGTCTACATAAGCTTTAACTGCTTTTTGTGAAGATAATATTGTATCACTTGATGATGCTCCATTCAATCCTGTATCTGTTGAAATTGCAGTTCCAGAGACACCTGTATTTAAAATAGAACTAGTAAGAGTTTTATTTGTTAGCGTTTGAGAGCCTGCAAGAGTTGCTACTGTATTATCAATAGATAGTTGACCAGCAGAAGCTGAAAGTCCTGTACTAGCTACACCAGCAATTAAATCTGCAACAGATTCTTTTTTCGAAGCGTTACTGTCATTAGCGTCTACAATAACTATGCTATCGTTAGCAACATCAACAACAGCAGCTGTTAATTCGTTAAGATCAAGTGCCAAGCTAACAGAAGCTCCTAGTGCAACTGAACCGCCACCTGATAAACCGTCTCCTGCAGTTACTGTAAGGGAAGAATTTGATAATTTTGCATTTGCAATAGAACCAGCAAGCATTGTATTTGTTACTGTACCAGAATCACCTGTGCTAATTAATGTGCCATTTGCAGTAGGTAGAGTTAAAGTAATGTTGCCACCTCCACCATAGCTAGCATGCGCTGCTGATTGTAATTGTGTATAGTGAGAATTACTAGATTCGCAATATAATTTAACGTTTGAAACTGATCCACTATTTTTAATAGAAATTGAACCACTTTCAATATCAATTCCAGAAGTTCCATCTATTCTAACTACACCTGTTCCGTTAGGAGTTAATGTAATATTTCCATTAGAAACTGAAATTATGTCTTTACCATTAATATCTAAGTTTCCTCCTAATTGAGGAGTTGTATCTCCAACAACATCCGAAAGACCTCCGCCGCCTAGACCACTGACAAAGTTTGCCTTTGTCATCTTTCTTAGTGCTCCAGACTCTGAAGTGTCTGAAATTAGAATTAAATCATCGTCTGCTATATTAGATTCTGCAGTTTGACCTGTAATTGCTGCCGAAGCAATTGTAAGTGCTCCACCTGCAGCAACTGCAGCATCTCCAGAAATATCATTAAAGACTGCATCTCTTACAACACTAAAATCAGCTCTTCTTAAAGCTCCACCATCTGAAACTAATAATTCGTCTGTGTCAACAATATCACCTGTCATTTCAGTTGTATTTGGGATATCAACTGCAAGTGTATTACCTGTTTTAGATATACCGTCTCCTGCAGTAATTTGACCTGCACCACTAAACTGTGTAAATGCTAATTCAGTTGAACCAAGAGTAATAGATCCGTCTGTAGTCAAAACAAACCCAGAGTTGGCATTTGTTGATCCTTCTTCAACAAAAACGTAAGCACCTTTAGCAACCTCTGCATTAGCATCGAAATCAACAGCTCTTGTTGGAGCTCCAGAAGCATTAACAGTATAAATACCATTTTCTGCACCTGAAGTTTGATTTTTGATAAGGATTCTATCGTTAGTTGCTAAAGTTACACCATCAACTGCTTGACCGTTTTCATATGCAGAAGCCAATGTTCCATTAGCTGTAGTTGCTACTCTAACTGAATCTTTAGCTGATAAACCTTGAGCAATTCCATCAACATAAGCTTTAGTTGCTGCATCAGTATTAGCTGTTGGTGTCCCAAGATTTGTTATCTTTTGAGAGTTTAAACTTAAGTCTGCAGCTTGTGCTGCAACAGTTAAAGTTGTAGAGTGAACATTGCTCCACTTTTTAGAACTAGTTCCTAAAGAACCAGTATTATCGACTTTTGGTACTAGGTTTGCCATTTAATCTATATCCTTTGAATCTTAATCTTGTTTTAATTATTACCTGATTTATGTTTTTAATGCAAAATCGTTGTTTGAGTCTAACTCAAAATGATCATCTGTGTTTGATAGTATATTACTAGGTAGTGCTACTGTAAACGTTCCTGATGAATTTGTTTCTGTAATATCAATTAAAAATATTCCAGTTCCGTTTCTTAGGTCTTCTTGAAGTATTAAATCATCACCACTTTTAACAAAAACGCTACCAGTTCCTGTTACTTTTGAAGAAATTGCAAAAGAGTTGCCATTTTCATCTGTACTTATTTTTTTTATACCAAAAGACATGTCTTATCTCCTTTTATTAAATTATTTCCCAAGCACTTGAGCCATCAGAAACGAATGTTATGCTTTGTCCAGGTGATTGTGAGTCTGTCATTATTAAGTTTTGTAATCCTTCGATCGTATTTCCAGAATAAGGATTTATTGTTAGTGTATTTGTTCCTGCTTTAAACTTTATTACTAAACTTTCTCCTGCTGTTGTTGTTGAAATTTGCGGGAGACTAGCTATAAGTGCGCCACTTGCTGTACTAACGCTATAGTGATTATTAACAGCTGCATCAAAATCTCCTGTCTTTGTATTATAGGTTTTAAATCCTGAAACTGATTCCCATCTTAATACACCAGAGTTATTAGTAACAAGAGCTTGTCCATCTGATCCTATACCATCTGGAAGAACGAGAGTTACGTCAGAAGAAACAGAGTCAGGTGCCTTGATAGATATAGCATGTGGCCCATTTGTATCAAGCTCGCTTAAACGTAGTAAATTTCCATTATCAATTGTCACGTTACCTGTAAATTCACCAGATCCAAAAGCTACATTACCTGCTGTACCACTAAATACTTCAGATGAATTTGTAGCATCAGGTATAAATGTAAAATTAGATGTTGAATCATCATATCCAAAGAAACCAACTTTTGCTGCTGATCCATTATGCCATCTAAATTCTACACCTCTATCTTTATTATCATCACTTCCAGGAGCTGAATCTCCACCTAACGTAATAATAGGATCATCTAATGTTGTTACTGTTGAGTTAACTGTAGTAGTCGT